GTTCTGGATGATTGCATCTGGATCACGGTATGCGCGACGGACGCCACGACACCTGAACAAGCGGAGGCCGAGCTGGTTGTGCCAGGCTATGCCGAGTACGCCACCAAACAACTTGAGGAGCGTGCGTAATGGCGTTCGGATGGTCAGCAGCCACATGGGCGATGATTGGTGTGGGTACTTCCGTTGCCGCGCAGGTTCTCGCACCCAGCCCTCAAGCAATGCCCGCGCCACAAGCCCCGCCCCCTCTACCTCAAGCCTCACAAGGCAGCAGTGTTCAGGGGGTCGTCAACTCCCTACAAGGCCAAGGCCAAGCGGGCGGCGCACCTGGTATTGCTTCGACCATGCTCACCGGTTCGGGCGGTGTTGACCCATCAACCCTTGCGCTTAACAAGTCCACGCTCACGGGCGGCACGAAGACGATGCTCGGTTGACCATGGCGGAACAATCCCAAAAACAGCAAATCATGTCGCGACTCGGTCAGCTCAAGGGCGACCGCGCGTCATGGTTTACGCATTGGCAAGAGATCACTACCTACCTGTTGCCGCGCAACGGGCGCTACTTTTTGCAGGATCATAACAAGGGCTGGAAGCGTCACAACAACATTTACGACTCAACGGGCACGAAGGCGTTGCGCACACTGGCCGCCGGTTTGATGGGTGGCCTGACGTCACCTGCACGCCCTTGGTTCCGGCTTGGGACAGATGATCCTGATCTGATGCAGTCGTCCGAGGTGCGCCAGTGGCTCGCCACTTGCACCACGATCATGTTGAACATCTTCCAGAAGAGCAACACCTATCGCGCGCTGCACTCGTCTTACGAGGAGCTGGGCGCTTTTGGCACGTCGGCAACGATCATCGCTGAAGATTTCAAGAGTGCGATCCACCACCACCCGATCACCGCTGGTGAGTACTGCCTGGCACAAGACTGGAAGGGCAACATCTGCACGATGTACCGCGAATTCGAACGCACAGTCGGTGAAACCGTGAAGGAATTCGGCATTGAGAACGTTAGTTCTATGACAAAGGGAATGTACGACCGTGGTCAGGTTGACCGCTGGATCGGCATTGTCCACGCCATCGAGCCGCGCGAGGATCGTGATACGTCCTCGAAACTCGCGATCAACATGCCTTGGCGATCGGTGTACTACGAGGTGAACGGAGACCCCAACAAGCCATTGCGCGAGGGAGGGTACCGTCATTTCCCCGTGCTGGCTCCTCGTTGGGCGGTATCCGGCGGCGACATCTACGGCAATTCACCAGGCATGGAGGCGCTGGGTGATATCAAGCAGCTCCAGCAGGAACAGCTGCGTAAAAGCCAGGGTATCGACTACATGACGAACCCACCCCTGCAAGTGCCCACCTCGCTGAAGAATCGCGAGGTTGAGCGCTTGCCGGGCGGTATCACTTACTACGACCCCAACGGCGGGGCAGCAAACGGCATCCAGACGATGTTTGACGTGCGCATCAATCTATCGCACCTACTGGCTGATATCCAGGATGTGCGCGGACGCGTTCGCGGGACGTTCTACGCTGATATGTTCCTGATGCTCCAGAACGATGTGGACACCTCGAAGACGGCAACGGAAGTCGCGGAGCTGCACGAGGAGAAGATGCTGATGATCGGCCCCGTGCTTGAGCGCTTGCAGAACGAGATGCTGAATCCGCTGATTGACATGACGTTCGATCGGATGTTGGCGCTCAACCTCGTGCCGCCTGCACCGCCTGAGCTACACGGCCAGCAGATCAACGTCGAGTTGGTATCGATGCTGGCGCAGGCTCAACGCGCAATCGCCACCAATGGCGTAGATCGCTTTGTCGGCAATCTCGGGCAGATCGCTCAGTTCAAACCGGAAGTGCTGGATAACTTCGATGCGGACAAGTGGGCAGAGATGTACAGCGACATGCTGGGCGTTGCCCCTGAGCTGATCGTACCAAGTGGCAAGGTCGCGCTGATAAGACAGCAACGCGCTGAACAGCAGGCACAAGCGCAGAGGTCGGCGATGCTGAATCAGGGTGCAGACACAGCGGCCAAGCTGGGCAGTGTGTCAACGCAGAATGGCCAGAGCAACGCCGCCCAAGACGTGATGGGTATGTTCAGTCAATAACTTTTAGGAGAGCAGCATGGGATTACGTTTTGATGCACCGACTATCAACATAAACAAGAATTTCTCTGACGCGGATCAGCACGACTACGATGGTTATGCGGTCACGCCGAGCAACGCCGTCGTGCTCAGCAATGGCCTGACGCGAGGCATATTCGTAACGGGTACCGGCAACGTCGCGGGAACGATGGCCGATGGTGTGACAACCGTATTGCTCACGGCGGTACCAGCTAATACCTTGCTCCCTATCGGCATGACGGTCATCGCCGCAACGGGTACGACCGCCACCGGCATCTACGCGCTTTACTAGGAGGCTGATATGCCATTTCCCATATTTGACGACCGCAACGACTACACGCCCATTATCGATATGGTTGTCGTCGTACCGAGCGATACCGTCGACCTGCAATACCTAGGCAAATCGATACCTTGCCGAGGGGTGATTTTTAACGCGGCTGGGAACGTTAAGTTTGATACGGCTGGCGGTACGACGATAACTCTGGCGATTAGCGCGAGCTGGTTTGGTATCCAGTACATACGCGTCAAGCGGGTATGGGCCACGGGTACAACGATCGCAGCGGGCAACATCATCGCTTGCTACTAAGGAGAAACACGATGCCATCAATGGTCAGCATGAAAGAGGATAACGACGATTCGCTGTGCGGGTCGTACTACACGCCGTCGAAATACCCATACGGCTTGCAGATTTACCTTAACGAAGACCAGTGCGACGCGCTGGGCATTACCAAATCGATCAAGGCGGGCACTGAAATCACGCTCACTTGCCGCGCGTTGGTGATCTCCAGCACTGAATCGCTGGATACAGATAACGATAGCAAGACGAACGATATCAGCCTGAGCCTCCAGATCACCGATATGGGCGCGAAAGTGCAAGGCGTGGTGCGCAATGCCGCTGCCGAACTGTACGGTGCTGACTGATGTTCGACGATCTTGAAGCGCAAGAGAAAGCCCAGACCAACGCGAAGGAACGCGCGAAGCTTGAGGCTCGTATCGAGCGTGAAGACCTGGTGTGGTTGATGTCCGGTAAGAAGGGGCGGCGTGTCGTTAAGCGCATCCTCGATCGTTCGGGCGTCTTCCGTTTGAGCTTCAACACCAACGCGATGCAAATGGCCTTTAACGAGGGCATGCGCAATGAGGGTTTGGCACTGACCGCCAAACTGATGAGCTTCTGCCCCGCGCAGTACGCGGAAATGATAACGGAGAACCAAGATGCCACCTGATGCAGTAGCCACAACCGACACCGGGACTAGCCAAACAACGGTAGACGTATCCGCAGCACCTGCTGCGCAACCAGCGGTAGCCACGCCTACAACGGTCACTGAACCCGTTGTAGCGGCGCCCGACAACACTTCGTTGTTGGGCGCTACGGATACTGCGATAGTAACCACTGACGGTACTCAAACCGCGCCAGCTACACCAGTTGACGCGCCCAAACCAGCCGATCCCGCTACGCCAGTCGGCGCACCGGAGACGTACGAGTTTAAAGGCCGCGACGAGGCAGTCATGCCAGAGTCGGACGTCGCAGCCTTCGCAGTCGTGGCTAAGGAACTGGGTTTGCCTCAGGAGTCTGCACAGAAAGTTCTCGACAGCATCATCCCGGTCATCGCCGAACGCTACGCGAAAGCAACGCATGACTCGGTCACCGCTTACCGCGCTGATCTGGTCGCCCAGGTCAAGGCAGATAAGGAGATCGGGGGCGACAAACTCGCCGAGAACCTGGCCATCGCCGACAAAGCCGTCAAGGCCTATGGCTCGCCAGAGCTGCGCAAACTGTTTAACGAAACGGGGCTGGGCGATCACCCGGCTGTGATCCGCGCGTTCTACAAAATGGGGCAGGATATTTCTAATGCCACTTTTGTCACGGGCGGGAAGGCACCAACGAAGGGTGAAACCGACGCGGCCACTAAACTTTACGGTAGTAAATAACTGAAGGAGTAACGACATGGCAACACTTAGCACTGGCGCATTAACCTTAGCCGACTGGGCTAAACGTCTCGACCCGGATGGCAAGATTCCGACCGTCGCAGAGCTGCTCACCCAGTCAAATGAAATCCTCGAAGATGCGGTCTTCTCCGAAGGCAATTTGCCTACGGGCCACCGCGTCACAATCCGTACTGGCTTGCCTGCTGTTTACTGGCGCTCATTGAACCAAGGTGTGCCGTCTAGCAAATCGACCACCGCGCAGGTGGACGAGTCCGTCGGTATGCTCGAAGCCTACTGCCGTGTCGATAAAGACCTAGCGGAACTGAACGGTAATACCCCTCAGTTCCGTCTGTCCGAAGACTCAGCGTTCCTGGAAGCGATGAACCAGACCCAAGCCGGTACCATGCTGTACGGCAACCCCGGTTCAGACCCACGCCAGTATCTTGGCTTGGCACCGCGTTACGGCACGATCGCTGGCGCAGGTAACGCCCAGAATATTCTGGATGCGGGTGGCACGTCCACCAATAACACCTCCATCTGGCTGGTGTTGTGGGGTGAAAACACCGTGTTCTGCATGTTCCCGAAGGGCTCTGCTGCTGGTCTGCTGCACGAAGATCAGGGCGTGCTCACTGTTTACGACGCCAGTTTGAACCCGTACCAAGCCTATCAGACTCACTACCAATGGAAGAATGGTTTGGTCGTGAAGGATTGGCGCTACGTGGTGCGTATCTGCAACATCAACACCGCCAACTTGGTAGCAAACACCGCCGCAGCGGATCTGGTTGCGTTGATGAGCCGTGCGCTGGATCGTATCCCTAACTTCGGTATGGGTCGTGGTTCGTTCTACATGAACCGTACCGTGTACTCGATCTTGCGTCTGCAAGCCTTGAGTAAATCGAACTACGCCATGAGCATTGAGAAGGGGCTGAACCAGTTCGGCACACCTACCTCATGGCTGTCATTCGAAGGCGTGCCACTGCGTCGGGTTGATCAGCTACTGAATACCGAGGCGCGCGTAGTGTAACGAGGAGGGGCGCTAACCCTAGCGCCCTTCATCAACCAATTGAGGAGAATGATATGTTTGTAGACGCACTTTTAGCCCTCGCGGGCTCCATCACAGGCAACACCGTTACAGGTGCCAATGTATTCACCGCCGGTACGACCATCGTGTCGGGTTCCTTCGCCGGCGGTAACGTCATCGATCTCGCATCGGGCGGTATTCCTTCCGGTCAGGTTCGAGATATTGGCGAAGGTTCAGACTTCGATTTGCTGCGTGTCGAAGTGACAACGGCATTCGTCGGCGGTACTACGGCCCAGTTCAATATCGTCGCTTCTGACGACGCGGCAAACACGGTCAACGTCACGGTATTGGGTACTACTGGCGCAATCCCAGTAGCTTCGCTGACTGCTGGCGCTCGCTTTGTTGCACAACTCAACCCGCGTCTCGCATCTAAGGGCCAGCGTTATATCGGCCTGCAAGTTGCTAACGTCGGTACGTTCACCGCCGGCGCGATCCACGCGGATATTGGCGCTGAAATCCAAGACGGTCAGAAGTTCTACCCGAACGGCTTCGGTCTGTTGTAAGAAAATCCCCCGCCTTCGGGCGGGGCCTAACCTTAGGAGAATCAAATGGCAAAGTACCGTGTAACCGAAAGATCGTTCGTCAATAACGTGTTGGTCGAGGCTGACACTGTCGTGGAATTTGATGGTGTGCCGTCGAGCAACCTCGAACCCATTGATGCCGCAGCGATTGCCGCCAGTCAACCAGCGGCCACGAACGTAGCAGATTTATTGCGCCAGGCAGCGGCAGCAGCGGGGGCTGATTTAAGTAACCCAGCTGAAGTTGCGGCTACACAGGCTACACAAGCCGCACAGGCTACCGCTGACGCAGAAGCGGCAACAGAGGCAGCCGCCAAGTTGAGCGCCGCAGCCGAAGCGCAGACCGCAGCAGCTCAAGCCGCAGCAACTGCCGCACTCGTTTAGCCCTCCCTCCGCGTAATGGCGGCTTTTCGCGGGGTGCACCACTCGCCCCGTCTTTTTTCTGAGGTGTATCGTGGCTGCTGACGTTGATTTATGTAACACATCGCTGGCTTATCTAGGCGACGAGGCCTTGGTGGCGAGCATATCCCCTCCGGATGGTAGCGCACAGTCGTCGCATTGCGCCCGTTTTTACCCCATTGCGCGTGATGCCCTGATCGAGATGTTTGCTTGGGGTTTCGCCACGACGCGCACCTCCCTTGCCGCAATTTCAAACACAAGTTCGACGTGGCGCTATGCCTATGCCGCACCCGCCAACGCTATTAACTACCTTGAGGTGCTGGACCCCAACGCAACGGATGAGTACTCGGTCGGTGTGCCGTCGCCTAATTCAGTATCTGGCGCGCCGAGTAGCGGTTTAGGCGTCTATACCCCGCAGCCTTATGAGGTCGAGACTGACGCCAACGGGAATGATGTTATCTACACCAACGTCATGAACGCAGTGCTACGTTACACGCAGTCCGTTACCGATACGACCAAGTTTTCGCCGTTGTTCAGCGCTGCTTTGACTCGTCTTTTAGCCAGTATGCTAGCGGGTCCCGTGCTGAAAGGATCAGAGGGGCGTGCCGAATCGGTGGCTCAGATGAAACTGTTCAACGTCGCTTTTGAGGCTGCAACAGAATCTGACGCGAATTCTCGTCGATTGACGCTTGTGCCTGGCGCGCCGTGGATGGTGAACCGATGAGTATACGCACGTTTGATCACGCGTTCTCAGCGGGTGAGTTGACGCCCGAACTGTTCGGTCGCGTAGACTTTGACAAGTTCTCGGAGGGGCTGGCACTGTGCCGGAACTTCATACCGTTACCGCATGGGCCTGTTGTGAATCGTTCGGGCACGCAGTTCGTGTCTGCCGTCAAGAATGCGAACGCGTTAACCCGGCTAATTCCTTTCAGCTATAACAGCCTACAGACCTACGCGATCGAGATCGGCGCCGGGTATATTCGCTGGCATACTCAGGCCGCTACGGTGGGTACTTCACTCACGGCGGCATGGTCGAGCGCGGCGTCATACCTGCCTAACGATATCGTGTTGTCGGGCGGGGTAAACTATTCCTGCATCACGGCCAATACCAACTCGCTACCCCCTAGTGCGAACTGGCGCACCACGGCATGGTCAAGCGCCCAAGCCTATGCCCAGGGTGATATGTGCCTGCTGGGCGGCGTTCTGTATTATTGCACTACGGCAAACACGAATATTACGCCACCGAACACCACCTACTGGTACGCACAGCCAGTTGGTATCTACGAGATACCGAATAATTACGCGGCGGCTGATCTGTTTACGATTCGTTTCGTGCAGTCCTCGGACACGCTCACGCTGGTACACCCGAACTATCCGCCCCAAGAGCTGAGGCGTTATGGCGCGACTAACTGGCAACTTACACAACCGGCTTTCAACCCGCCGACGAATTGCCCGACTAGCCCTGTCGCAACGCCAACCGGCAC